CACTACATTTGAATAGGAGAAAAATGAGTAGCACTGAATCACCAATCAGTATCAACCTCAAAACAGCAGGAGGTACGCAAATAACTTTGCGTGCAGATACAGCAGACCAGTTTGCTGACATGATTGCACAAGGTATACATATCATTACCGATGCAGTTACTGAAGTAGAACTAGCAGTAAAGGGTACATCGGCAAACAAGCCAATGTCCGTATCAGATATTGCTTCTAGTTTTAATTCAAACATTTCATCCAATGAATCAGGTGGAGAACAAACAGTAGAAGATAAATGGGGCAACACTTGGGTATACAACAAGCCAGGTGCACCATCGTGTGAACGAGGTGTAATGGTTCTAAAGTATGGCAAAGCACAGGCAACAGGCAAACCATACAAAGCGTTCTATGACCCAGCAGCAGCACCAAATTGGACAGGACCAAAGATTCCTGCCGAACTACGTACTAAGCCTATCTTTGCTTAGTAATTAACAGTAGACGGGGCGTGGGGTATAGCCCTTCGCCCCGTTTATATTAAAGGAGAGAGATGAAAACATTAATAAGAAGTGTTAACAACACTAATGTAGGTGGTGAGCCATTACCTGCTGTGTTTAAAGTATTTGAAAATGCGGGAATGATATTACGCAGAGCAGAGGTGACAGTAATAGCAGGCACCCCAGGTGCAGGCAAGTCATCAATTGCATTAGCAATTGCAGCAAAAACTAAATTACCTACTCTTTACTTTAGTGCAGATACCAATGCACATACCATGGCAATGAGATTGATTGCTATGACTGGCAACATTAGTCAGCAACAAGCAGAACAATTAATTAAAAGACAACCAGAAAAAGCAAAAGAAGTATTAGCCAATGGCAATCATTTGTTCTGGTGTTTTGAATCAAGCCCAACATTAAAAGATTTAGATGAAGAAGTATCAGCATTCGAAACCATTTGGGGTAGAAGTCCAGCACTTATTGTTGTAGATAACCTAATGGATATAGCAATGGATGGACACGATGAGTTTGGTGGTATGCGTGCAGCCATGAAAGAACTTAAGTATCTAGCCAGAGATACAAATGCAGCATTACTTGTATTACACCATACTAAAGAAGGATATGAAGGCAGTCCATGCCAACCACGTTCATCAATCCAAGGTTTAGTTAACCAGATACCAGCGATGGTATTAACTATTGGTCAGATGAAACAAGGGGATATGAATTACTTATGTGTAGCAGCAGTTAAAAATCGTTATGGTAAGGCTGACCAGACAGGTAATAACTATGTTACTCTTGCATTCAATCCAGAATCTATGTATCTAGATGACGTTATGATTAGGTATATATCTAATCAAGAGGAGTTAATGTGAGTAATCCAAGTAAAGCAAAGGGTTCCAGTGCAGAACGAGATGTAGTTAATTGGTTAAAAAAATGGTACCCATATGTAGAACGCAGGATTGCAGGTGCACACCTAGACAAAGGAGATATAGCAGGAGTTAATGGAGTAGTAATAGAAGTAAAAAACCACAAAAAGTTAGACCTATCCGCATGGGTAAAAGAGTTAGAAATAGAAATACATAATGATAAAGCGTGGACAGGTGTAATAATACACAAACGAATAGGCAAAGGAGATGTAGGAGAATGGTATGCAACAATGCCAGCAAAAATATGGATAGAATTAATTAGGAAAATTAATGGACAAACATGATGTATCTGCCTACTTAGTACATGTAGGCGCCACCCTGCCATCAGTGGGGCATGGTTGGCGCAAAATGAAATGCCCATTTCACGGAGATAAACACGCATCATCAGCCGTTAATTATGAACAAAATAGATTTAAATGTTTTGGCTGTGAAGCACAAGGTGACGTATACGATTTAATAATGTACAAAGAAGGAGGTAATTATATTGAGGCTATCAAATTCGCAGAGAGCATATCTCTTGCAGGCAACAGACCAGTACGCAAAGGACCTGCATCTAGCGGAAGAGTATCTTTCAACTCGGCATCTATCGGTAGAAGAGGGCAGAAGTTTTAATCTAGGTGTAGTAGCAGACCCATTACCAGGGCATGAGACTTACAAAAATAGATTAGCAATCCCTTACATTACACCATCAGGTGTAGTTGATATAAGATTTAGAAGTATCAACAACCATGACGATGCTAAGTATATGGGTATGCCTGGGGCTAAGACTACAATGTTTAATGCACAAGTAGTATTAACAGCAGGTAGTTATATATGTGTAACCGAAGGTGAACTAGACACAGTTGTTCTGTCAGTCAAGACAGGGCACCCATCAGTTGGTATACCTGGAGTTAATAATTGGAGACCATACTATGCAAAAATACTGGATGATTTTGAAACAGTAATTGTATTAGCAGATGGTGATAATGCTGGCTTAGAGTTTGGTAAAAGATTAAGCAGAGAACTACACAATGTTAACTTATTGCAAATGCCAGAAGGACATGATGTTAATAGCATCATAGTACAAGAAGGAAAGGAGTGGATAGATGAGCGAATCAGAAAATGTTTGGGACAATCCTGAAGATTTTTGGAAGCACGTAAAGTCTAATAAAAAATTAGTTGGCATAGCAGTATCTGACGAGCAAGGATTAGATATTTTAAATGCATTAAGAGATATCTATTTAAGAATAGATGAAGAGCCAGAAGATGCAAAACAAATGTTAACAATGTTAGGTATAATATTATTAGCAAGTAGCAATGGGCAAGGAGCAGTTATTAGTAATGAGATAGCAGTTCAAGCAGCAATGGAAGAGTTTGATATACATATGAATAGGATGTTAGATGAAAAATCCGAGTGATGTTGATGTAATACTTAATGAGTTGCGTAGTATTATGATGAAGAAGCAAGAGGACTATGGTCCTCTGAATATAGCCCTTGCCCCTGGTGGGGCTATGAATGGGCTGCGTGTAAGAATGTATGATAAGTTGGCTAGGTTAAATAACTTGGCTGATAAAAGCGCCACGCCCAATTTTGAATCAATAGAAGATACCCTTATAGACCTGGCTAACTATGCAATAATAGGACTATTGGTACAAAGAGGACAGTGGGAAGGCACAGATTAACTAATGACTGAGGCGTGGGTACAGGAATATGATTTGCTTGTGTCCACCCTTGGCATGGAATACGCCAGAAAATATTCTATAATTGAGCCTGCAGATATAAGACAAATCTTATGGCTTTGGTTTGTTACACATCCAAATAAATATACAGAGTGGTCTAAGTTACCACCTAAAGATAAAGAAAAACTTATTGCTAAATCATTACGCAATGCAGCCATAACTTATTGTGAAAAAGAAAAAGCCCGTAAGTTTGGCTACGATATGGTTGACCTTTATTACTATGACCCATCAGTTATTGAAGCATTTCTTCCATCTATTTTGGCAGATAGTTATGAGATACCAAGCAAGATACAAGACCTTAACTTTCAGTTTGGTAAATCAGGTGAGGTTACAGATGGAACTAACTGGCTAGTACTTAGGTCAGATATAGAAAAAGCATTCAACCAGTTGCCAGAGGCCAAACAAAATATTTTAAGATTAAAATTTACAATAGAAAATTGCGAGTGGACAGAACTTGGTAAAGAATTAAATACCTCTGCTGATGGTGCACGCATGAGAGTTAACCGTGCAATTAATTCTTTAATCAGAATACTAGGAGGTTGGAGGTCGTTTAATGATACAGATAATCTCGTGGATAAAGAACAAGATGAAGAAGAAGATGACACAAGAGCCTAAAGAAATAAAAGATTTATTTCAAAAAGATTACACCAATGCTATGGATTTACGTGGTCATCCCATTGGAGATATCTGTGTATGTGGTTCACAATTATTTACAGCAATAGTAGCCTTTGAATCTGGCGAGATAGCATTTTACTTTTTAGATGGTGAGTGTGTAGATTGTGGCTCATTGGTAACCCTACCCACACCAATAGATGATATAGGAATGGATTGTATGTAATGCCTTACTATGATTTCGAGTGCAAGATATGTACTAAAGTACAAGAAACAAATGATTCTGCTGCACCATTCTGTGCCTCTTGCGGAAATCTTATGACTCGTATATGGTCCTCTATACCAGTACATTTTAAAGGAAGTGGTTTCTACTCAACGGGAGGATAAAAGTTTTGATTGACTATCCAGTATGGAAAGATGTACCAGCATGCACTGGTATTGATGTAGAAATATTCTTCACTGAAGAAAAAGGTAACTATCCCAACCTTGATTATATTAAAAAATTATGCAATACTTGTCCAGTGCAAATCCAATGTTTTAACTATGCAATTGAAAATTTAGTTGAAGGAATTTGGGGTGCCACTACCAAAAAAGAAAGGGATAAATATAGAAGTAAACGTGGAATAATTGGTAAGACAGTTGTTCCTGCTTCTGTATTTAATAATAACTATGAGTAAACTATCTGATTTTGATTTAGACCTATCAGTTGGGCATGAGGGAGAATCCTTAGTCAATCAACTCCTTACCAAGGGCAAAACTATTGAAGTTAAGACAGACCTTAAATGGAGAAATACGAGTAACTTATATATAGAAACTGTATGCTGGTCACATAATAATGAAGAGTGGTATCCATCTGGTATATCTGTAAGTAAGGCTGCATACTGGGCATTTGTATTAGAAGGAAGCGTATTGATAGTACCTATAGAACATCTTAAACATGCAGTTACTTTATATGGACACCCAATTACATGTAACATACCACCCAATCCGTCAAAGGGTTATCTGATACAACCAGATAAAATCCTGCAAGTAATACAAGAGTTGGCTAAGTAGAGGGGAACTGCTTAGAAAACAAAAAAGACCCCCGCTCCAGTAGTAATACTGGGCGGGGGATTCTTTTATTTACAACTACTCGCTGCCACGACCAAACTGTGTGGCTGATGGGTCTAACCATTTAAGAACTGGGCCTGCAAGTCCTGCTAGTGCGGCTGCACCTAGTTGCTTAGGGTCTGTAATTCCAGTTACATACAGTGCAACTACCGCTGCTGCTGATGCTCGGAACCAACTTATTACTACTTGCTTGAACTGTTCGTTCATTTATTGCTCCTTTATTTGGTATTACTATGCACCTTACAACAGGTACAAACTAGAGGTTTTACTACTGGATAAGGTTTCTTTGCTGGTACTGATGTAATAGATGCAACTAATATTGCCAATGGATTAGGTTGATTCATCCACCAAAACCAAGGTGATGTGTCATTTCCTGACCCATCGTTAATGGAAATATGTAAATGTTTATTGTGTTGATTACTGCCAGTATAAGTACGGTTGCCTTCTTTAGCCTTTTCTTTAGACCAAATCTTTCCCTGAAATATTAGGTACTTAACCCTTGCATCTTCTTTTAACTTCTCAAATATTTCAACACAGTCAATACCATTCTTAGGGTCGTGAGTTAAATCAACTGCATACCCTGTGTTATGGTCAGAGGTTGGGCTTGCTTTCATATGAGCAGCAGATGGTAGTAAACCATCTGATAGTTTTTTTCTTGTTGGTTTGATTGCTGTTGCTTGACGTAGTACTGCTATTGCAGCAGGTGTTGCTTTCTTTGCATTCATATTGACATCCATCCCTGGTATTCAGCCTCTGGATTATCCATTAGCCATTGTTGTCTTAATTTATTCTGGTGTTCCCAATCAATATCATTACTCATCGTTAGAGTTTCGCAATGGATAAGTAATAGCCCAGACTATTAAGGTTAATATAATTGCATAACCAACTACAGTCTTAGCAGAGCCAGTCAATACAACCCAAGCAATAAACATACCTAGTAAGGTCCATAGTTGTTGGACCATATCTTTTAGTACTTTCAAGGTTTTCTCCTTTTGTATAACTTAATGTTGTCATTTGATGGCAGGCTAGTACCTCCACTTGTAGGTGTAGGTGTGGCTGTTCTAGCAGCGGAGGTTACGGCTACTGCATTAACAGCAGCCTGAGTAGCAATAACGGAAGCAATGATTGTATTCTCTGATTCTGTTCTTTCTTCTTCAGACATATCAGCACCAATGTTTGAGATAGCAGTAAGTACCTCTGCTGGATTATCAAAGATTGCAGAAATTAACTCTGCTGGACTTTCTAATAACTGTAGGGCTACTACTGTGCCAGCCTCAATGACTACACCATTATCTAGTTGGACAGGTGTATCAGCAGGTAGGTCAGCAAGGGTAATGCCAGCCTCTTCCATATCCTCTGTAGTAATAGCCTCACCGTTAGCCTCAGCCTCAGCAATTATGTCTGCTACTGCCTCTTCAATGGTAATTGGTTCTTCATCTATTACAACTTCTTCTATAGGTAAATCTTCTATTACTTCAATAATTTCTT